CTAATCTCGGCATACGTCTTCCTCCACAAGGTCAACCAGGTAATCAGTCAAAGCCGAATCAAGCACTTGGCCGCGCTCATGAGCGTCATGTGCAGCTTTTTCCAACATAGGGTACAGACCGAGCTTTCCATATTTGCCGCAGGCCTTGTCGAACAGGATCTGAGAGACAACGGCAGTCACACCAGGCAAAGAATAGAACTCCAACGTCCGATCTTCATCCTGCCGGCTCGCCTCCCACTGCTGATGCCTCTTTTTCATATCATCCAATGTGGGCGGCTGACGCTCTTGGATCAGTGATCGCTCAAAATCGTCATACGCGACTTCTAAATCAAAGGATTTACCATACACCTTCTCCAGCACCTCCTCGGCGTGTTCGAGATCCCTAGGACCAGCGAAATAGACGTGCTTAAACAAACGCGGATCGGTCGGGCCGTTAGGAATGACCCCGAAGTCATCCCTAATATGGATTTCGGCGGCAGCGCGGCAGCTCTCCCCGAACCGCTCCACCATCTTTTCGATGCCAAGCTGGTGATGGAGAATGACCCAATGGAGCGAACTGCGGAACGTCATGTAATAATCGTCCAGGGCGATATGCAGCTCCTAGAACTCATCACCGAGTTTATCCAAGGTCGATTGCATGTGATCTTTAAGCTGCATGAAATAGCTCCTGAAGCTGGTGGAATGACACCGGATAAAAGTCGTGGCAATCAACGCCCACGTCCAGGGACAAGCCAAAGGATTCGAGCTTGCCATGACTATGACCATAGACATGCCAACTTCCGTAGTGGCTCCGTGGCCATACGCGCATGGCGTAATGGCAAACCACGATGAGCTGCTTTTTGACTTGAACCGTGTGAATATCTGGCGCCCTGCGCGGCCCAAGCCAATTGTCATGTGACCCGTAGAGAAACACATGCTTGCCGTTGAGCCGACTGATATACTTTTCCTCGGCCAGCTCTCGCGTTTTGCAGAAAGCGAAATCGCCGGCATGAATGACGGTATCCTTCGCCCCCACAACGGAGTTGTGACGCCGGATCAGCTCCTCATCCATTTCCCCAACTGAGGAAAATGGCCGGCTCTCGTATTCCAGGACCTTCGCATGTCCAAAGTGCTGATCAGCGGTAAAGAAAAACAAAACTCCCCCTCTCATTCTAAATCCACCAAATACCAGTTAATTCTCAACCGAGACATGACCATATCGATTCGTCTGGAACCGTAAGCCACATATTTTACGCCCAACACAACCCATGTGGGCCTTCTAGGGCCTCTTTCAATGCCTCACGAGTTAAATATGTGATTATCTTGACTGCTCAATAACCACCATTGATGTCTCTCATATGCATTTTTCGAGCTTCGCTATCTGCTAAAAAGATTGGCAATCACTGAGACTAAAGCAAAATCAGCCTTGTTGCGAACTCTGGAAGCGTGAGTCACATATTTATCGCGGAGAGTCTTTCGAACCAGGCTTCAGAACACGCCGCCGTTTTACTGGCTGCGATCCTGTCGCTTGCACGAGCCCTCGTTTGTTTCCTTTTTGCCTTTGACTGGCCAAACCGTAATGCCCTTGGGTTCGATCCGAGCAATGCCCCATGGCCAAGGCAATTTGTTCTTTGGAGCCCCCCGCTCCTTTCAAGTCGGCCGCGAACTGATGCCGGAAAGTCGACATTGACACCCTCCCTTTCCATCGCTTTCCCAGAGCCTTGATAACAGCACGTTCAACAGCCCCTCGAACGGCCCTATCACTCGCTTTAGGTTCACAACGAAGAGCCCCTCCAGACTTTTCTGCCAAACGATAGAGCCCAAGTTCCATTGTTGTAACCGGAGAAATCACCAATTCACGTTTCATCTGACCATAACCTTGGCCTGTTTTTGCGCCAAAAAATGTCAAGACAAGTTTCTCGTCACAGGTGTTCAAATGAACACCATCAGAAACCAACTCTTTGCCGATCTCTCTTCCTGGATAAAGCTCTGCTGGCCTGCAACCCGATACAGCCAGAATAAGAATCAGCAACCGATGTTGCCGAGGCATTGCCTTAAACAGCCTCATCTGCCAATCTGGAAATACTCTATTCAACCACCCCAGATATTGGCGTTTGCTCTTTCTAGGCCTCGTATTTACATGCACTTTTGGATGCGCCGAATGCCGATCATCACGATTTCTCTGCCGTTCATAATCCGGTGCCTGGTCTTCAAGTAAACGAGCGTTCTCCAATATCATGGACTCGAGATGATCAGCTTGCTCCAAGGCCCCTTCGCTGGCGACCTTTCTCAGTGTTTTCACATCTTCAGACCGCTGAATAATCTGCTCGGCCAGTCCATACTGATAGCCGGCCTTAAGTGCATAGTACCTACGCTTGCTCAATGGTTTCGCTGAGCTCTTCTCGTTAGCATATTCCTGAGGGGTGAGCCCTCTATCATCGAGTTGATGAAATGAATTCAAATACCCTTTCCGGGTGCTTGCCCTGAGGCCCCGACCAACGATCTTACGAGCTATTTTTTCAGCTTGATTCAAATCCACTTTGACAGCCCCGTTTGATGTGTATTTTGATTTTCCAAGCCTCCCCTCTGCCCTGCCGGGCAGCTCCCCTCGGAGAGGGGAAAGCATAGGCTTATGTCCCAAATCCGCGGCGTGAATCACGCCATTTTTCGCAGGCTCAAAATGTCATGCTTCCCGCAGCAAATTTGCCCCATAAGCCTATATTCGCGGTAGACGAATGCCGCCTACCGCGAATATCAAAACTACTCGTGATTCATCTTTTCAAATGCGCCCTGAAAATCCACGTCCCCACCCCCTAATTGAGCGTCTTCGATCTCAAGTAATGACCAGTTCGGCACAGCGAAACGGCCCCATTCTCTTTTCTCAAACCCAGGCACATCAGCCCTCCAAAGCTCCTCTCCAGTTCGCCCACAAAGCTGCATCAGGACATCCCAAGCGACATCTTCTGGATCTGACCCAGGAAGCAAACACCAACTAGCCAAGCAAAGTTGATAAGTGAGTAAGTTATGGGAGTGGCCAGAGTAATAAGCGTTCCATTTGATCAACGGCGAGAGCCTTTGGAAATGCGCCAAGTCATGGTTGTAGGGAGGCTTATAGGGGCTCTCAAACACTTTCAGGCGGGAGTCTAGATCTTTCCGATATGCTCGAATCAAACTTACGCGTTCAAGGGCATCATCAAGATCCATTTCAAAGATCAGGGACATATGCTAACTCCCCATTAAAAGCTGGGTACACTGAATTCAGAGACCTTACCTCTACTCTAACTAGGAAAGACAGAGATGAGCCCATTCTTAATGTCCTCCTGGACTGTCTCAAGATACCATTCCCCCAAATTTTCTAGATTTTCCTGGCATCCAACTTTTTCCCATATTCTTCTTTTAAGAGAAGTAATATCACATATTTCGTGGCTTCCGACTTCGAATTCCGACACACCTTGGCCAACAAAAACGACGGCCACAGTGTCTTTTTTGCCATAATCATCTTCAAGGTCCTGAATCGGACAAAGGTAATAATCTTTGTCTGCCCATTTACGGAAATTGTGCCACCACAATTCTGTTCGCTCCATAGAACGAAACTCTGGGCCTGCCACAGATTCTATTTGCTGGATGCAGAGATCAATCCATTCATTACTCAATTTTTCATCAAGCCTCAGTATTTCTTCATAATAACCATGCGGTTCACATGTCTTTTCCAATGCATCTTTGAAAAAATGAGCGGCTTCTTCAAAGTCATCATGGGCCATGCAAGTAAGTTTCCCTTCCCGGGCTCGGCACAAACACGAATTGCTGCCCAAAAAGCTACCTGTAGTCCTCACCCAGCATCCTTTCCCATGCTCAGGCCTTCCGAGACCTTCGATTTCCGCTTCCAACATTTTGCCGGATCGGTATAATTTCTCAGCATGATTGATCAGGCTTTTAAGATCCCCATCCTGAGTGTCGAATGCAGCTCGATCAACAAGAAACTTCTCCTCAAACTCAGGATCAATCTGCTTACCGTCCATATCCACGAGTTTCCATGTTCCTGTTTTCCAACATAAAAAATAAGCCGGATCTTCAAACAAAGATGGATCATCATTTTCAACTTTTTCACCATTCTCATCGCGATTAGAGAAAGCGCTCAAAACATGATTGACTGCTAGCGTCCTTTGCCATTCCTTTTCACCTGATTTATTCATATTGTGGTCCTTTGGCTTCTTTCTTTTTTCATTGGCTGCCTTTCGCGCCGAAGGCGCTGGAGGCGAAGCCGACTTCATTCGTAATCTGCCGCTGCCGATACTGCCGGTAGGCAGCTTTATGGCGGTCCTTTTTTGGAATCACCAAACCGTTCTGCTTCTCCTCTTTTCTTGGGTAAGTGGGGTAAGAAGGAGGATAAGAATATATAATATGATGCAACCCGGCGAACTGGGACGTCATCCTTAGCATTTGAGGGACGTCATCCTTAATTTCCTTTTTTACAGGGACGTAATCCTTAGCTCTTTCTACAAACAGGGACGTCATCCTTAATCCTTTCTCTTTTTAGGGACATCATCCTTAATCCTTACCGCCAGCAGGGACGTTATCCTTAACCATCAATCCGTTACCACTCATTGCAAAAGTCATTACTTTGATTAAATCTGCACGAACTGGGACGTCATCCTTAACGCCGCTCCTTCAACTTCTTAGTGACGTCCTTTCGTACCCCATTTGCTCGCCTCAAATTTCGTGTAAAAGTAAAATGAACGTTGAGCCTAAAAGTATAATCAACGATTTTTCGACCATATTTCTTATGCTCCTCGGTAAATGAGTCAATGACGTTCGCATCAATCAATTCGTCTAAGCCAAAACGAAATTTCTTCGCATTGTCTGACAGTTTTGAGTACACAGCAAAACCATGACGATTAACAAATGATTTCAAATAAATGTTGATTGACGGCTGTCTGTAAGTAGCACCATAAAATCGCAGACTTAACTGCTTAAAAATTCTGCGAGCATAACGGCTTTTAAACCCCATACACAGCTCATAATTAATCTGTCGAAAAAGCCCCTCTTTGATATGTTTTGAAACCATAGGGTGAAGTTGGACATATCCACGTCCATCTTGGCTTTCTGTAGACAGCAAGAATTCCGGATAGGTGCTTGTCCCAGCTACAGCCTCACCATTTTCATCTTCGAGAATAATCCTGGCCCCACCAAGGACCTGAATCGCTTCTTTGATCTCACTGTAGCTATAACTATGGCTGGTACGCTTTAGCTCTTGTTGAATTTGGCCAACGGTGACAGCAACCCTTGTTGTGTCCTTCAATTCAAAAAGACTTTTGTTTTCAATCGCAATTTTTGTAATTGCATCTTCCACAAACTCCTCTCGGGTCCCTATGAACATTTCCTTTGTACCAACCATCATCCCAGTTTTAGGATCACGGATTTTGATACGGGCTGGATGAAGAACAACTTTGTACAAAATCCCATTAGCTTTGAATTCCCGCTCACGTGACTCAAGGTGTCTTTTGTCAGTCGACTCATCATGCACATACTTCGGAATTTCGTTGTAAAGCTCCACCATGTTTGAATATTCATCGCCAACATCATAATAAAATAGGCTTAATTGGTGTGCTGAAGAAACAAGTGGCTTGCTCCCCGCAAATCCCTGTTTGTCGTCGATGTACTTCATAATGAAGTAATTATTATTTGTTGACATTCGACATGTCAAGAAGTACTTATTGACATCGTAACAAATACAAACCACCAAATTACAATGACAGACAATCAACTTAAGTGCCTGACATACAAAGAGCTTGCTCCACTCATCCACCTGGAGCCCAAAACCATGTATAATGTTTGGAAAGCTCTTCCCCACTTTTTTGTCACGCCCAAAGGGTGGGGCAACCCTCGACTAGAATCGGCACGGTTCGACTATTTCGAAGTGATTGCGCATTGCAAAACCATGAGTCGACATGAAGAGGATACTGCGAATGGCAGTCAACGTATGGTTCCGTCCTTATCCGAGGAAGGGGAAGAAATATCGCGCGTACTTCAAATACAAAGGGAAACAACCGTCCAAAGCGGTAATGACCAAAAAGGAAGGGCGCGAGTGGGCCGAGAAAAAGGTCAAAGAAATAGACGCAGAACTCAAAAAGACAAAATCTCCGACTTTGATGTTTTCCGCAGGGTCCAAGGAATATCTTGAAGACTGCACTTGGATGCAGCGGCAAACCATCAACGAAAAATATCACCAGTACACCAGCTTTGCAGAATGGATGGTTAAGACCATCCTGAATAAGCCAGTCGATTTCTCCTTTGACTCGATCACTATTGAAATCGCCCGCAAATACTATCGCTATGTTCAGGCCAAAGTATCCACAAAGACGGCCAATAACCACCTCAAGAATCTCAAAGCAATGTGGAACTGGCACATGACCGAAGCTCGGACGAAATTCAACCCTTGGACTCACATCAAAAAGAACAAGGGAGAGGAGCACCAAGAATATGTTCCTCCCACTGAAGACATCGTAGCAGTCCTCCTCGCTGCCAAGCCTTGGCAGCAGGACTACCTCAATATCATTCTCAAGACAGGTTGCCGTGCCAGCGATCCTCGCCGGCTAACATGGGATTTTGTTAATTTCGAACAAGAGTGGATTGCTTTCTGGACAATGAAGCGCCAGGGCGGAGAAAAAAAATACCGTAAGATTGCGATGCCCAAAGGCAGCACACTTTACGACATCCTGAAAAGACGTTGGAATGAGCGGGACAATAGAAGCGTATACGTCTTTACTAACCCGGAAACGGGCACAGGTTACGTCCGCAATGCGTGGGACTTCAAATACATGCTCAAAGACGCTTACAATTATCAGAAACTCAAAGATGGAACAAAAGTCAAACGCAGAGAAAAGGTGGGGCTGTGTTCCAAGGCGGGAGTTAAGGTTTTCACTCTGAAATCACTTCGACATTTCGTCGCTCTGCGCCTTGATGACTCTGGCAAGGCAAGCCTAACCGACATCCAAAAGCTACTTGGTCACGAAAAGGCCACAACCACAGACACTTACCTCAAAGGACTCCGTGGAGATTCTCAACGAGCAGCCGCGATCCTGGACGATGACGACCTTCTAGAAAGTTCAGAATTGAATCAAAATGGTGCACATGTGACACGGCACCTGTTTTTAACACTGAGGGTATCCGGGAGAATCCGGGAGAAAGCGGGATATGGCGGGAGGTTTCGGGGGATTTTCAGAGTTTTCGGAAAAACGGCTCATTTTAACACTCGTCGTGCAAAATGAGCCGTTGCGTCATTTCATTTTAACACTATGGATGGGCGGCCACGCCAGGAATTATTCGCTGTAAACGCAGTTCAAAACTTTTCGAATTAGCTGCCATTTTTACATGCTCTCCGGCCAGTTTTTCATTTCCAACTCCGAGCGCTGCTTGATTTGGTAGTATTGATACTAAAATTGTGTAGTTGCCTTTTTCCATGCCATATTTATTGGCACTAGAAAACCAGCCAATGAATTTTCCATTCGTGATTTTTGGATATGTATACGGATCATCCAACGCTCCCGTTCCAAAGCTGTTTTTGTTTGGGCTGGGGGACAGGATAGACACATCCATCTCTACCCCATCAGGCAAATTGGTTTCAAACGTAGCCACTAGCTTCCCATCGTCCTGAGTAAAAACTGTTAAATTTTTAATTGTTGGAGTTATCTTGTCGCTACAGGATGCAAACAACAAGATAAATACCAATAAGCTGGTCAGTTTGGCGGCCTGCATAATAACCTCAAATACTTTTTTTTAGAAAATTAGCGTATAATTGATACTTGATAACAAAGCCAGTAATGTCTGTTTTGGACTATTTTATCAGCCTCAGGTGGCAATTCTTTTTCTTTACGCAGATTCTTGGACTGGCAGATCGGACTGCTCATCCGGTGCGGCGCGGGATTTTTTTTCGACCAGCTGTATATGCAGATCACGATTTTCTTTCATCAAATTTCGATTGTCCTGAACTAGCTCTCGATTAGTGGCTCTCTCTTTAGCCAGCTCATCAAGCAGAGCGTCTATTCTTTTATTGCCATCGAGGCTTTCGTGCGCCTGTTCTGATGTTGTATGTTTATACATCGCCCCTATACCCAAAAGAAGCCATTCGGGGTTGACAGCAGTATTCATACACACATTTGCTACACCGACGGCATCTATAGTCCGCTCGCCTCGTTCGTAATGGCCGATCGAATTTCTAGATAGGCCAACGATTTCTCCAAAGTCTGACTGGGTGATTGTGCGCCCCTCAGTCTTCGCCATATCTTTGCGAAGCTCTTGGATTCTTGAGCCGATATCTTTTGCTGTGATTGTCTTCATGAGATGCAAAAGTTCCAATGGTTAACTTTTGCACAAACCTTTGCATTGGTCTGCGCTGCAAAAGTTACGCACAACACATTGTTATTGCGTAACAAATAGACAAAATGTCGCCACTTGGAGCCTTTGACAACTTTTGCACACTTTTAGCTTGATAAAAGCTCCGATTGTGTGCATAAAGAAGCTGTAGGCGGTCACAAAACGTGATCTTTCAAATTCGTTTTTACCCGCCTGAAAACAAATATGCAACGTCGGAGGCGTGGTGAATGTCTGACAGAAAACCAATCCAACTCACCCTCCCTCTGTCCGAGTTACCGAGTCAGCGCTACAGAAGCGGCTCCATGCGTTGCTCGGACGCCGTCAAAGAGGCTTTGAGGGAGGCTCTCAAGCGGTCCGGTTTATCCCGCGACGTTATTGCTGAAGAGACCTCACGCCTTACTGGCGAAAAAATTGGAACCAACCAACTCGACAATTGGGCGGCCCCGGAAAAGAAAGACCGACGGATTCCCTTGGAATTCGCCGCCGCCTTGTCCGTTGTGCTTTCCGACGCCTCTATTGCTCAGGCCGCTTTGGAGTCCGCCGAAATGTTGGTGCTGTCGAAGCAGCACGTGCCTTACTACCACCTCGGCAAGCTGACTCATGAGAAGCGGGAACGCCGCAAGGAAGAAAAGAAAATTCTGGAGGCCATTAAGGGATGAGTAAGCCTGTCAAAAATCTCATCCGTGCGTGGATGGCCAAGAACGAATTGACCTCTGAATCTATCGCGATTCAGATGGGGCGTCCCAATGGTGCCTCCGGTATACGACGCTTTTATTCTGGGGCTATGACCTCCAAACCGATCCAGCAATGGTTTCTCGATGCTGGTTGTCCGCCCGAAGCCCTTGGGCTGGCCGTGCAAGGGGGCGACCGATGAAGGTAGCTTACTCCAGCTCTGAATTGAGCAACTTTCTCGGCTGCACCATCAGCACAGTTTTGAGGCGAGCTAAGCGCGAACGATGGGAGTCCCGCCCTCGTAAAGGCAAGGGTGGGGGGCGTGAATACCTCATTGCATCAATGCCCAGCAAAACCCGCGATGTGGTCGCCGACCAACTCACCCAGCAACTCAAGACTGTGAAGCCAACCCCGGCAATCAAGGCTGAAAATTTGCCATCCGAGCAAAGTATCCCACTCAAGGAATGGCAACGTGATATCCGCGACGCTCGCCTCGTGATTCTGCGTGAGATTGAATCCATCGGCTTCAATATCGGCATCATGAAGGCCGAGAAGAGATTTGCCGAGTTGGCCAAGGCCGGTGAGTTGTCTGACGAACTGCTTCAATACGTGGAGACTGCAAATGCCAAACGCGGCAAGGGCCGTGCTATATCAGCAGCATCCCTCCGTAACTGGCGTCGAATTTTGAAGAAAGACGGGGCTGACGCTCTAGTTCCCAAGGCGTCCCAGGGCCGTCCTATCCCGAAGTGGCTACCGGATGTGCTCAAAATATATCGCCAGCCGACCAAGCCCTCCATCGCGTATTGCCACGAGCAACTCGGAAGGATGGGAGTCAAGTTGCCGTCTCTTTCCACTGTGGAACGTGAGATCAGAGCGCTCGGCGTTGTCGAAGCCAATCGAGGTCGCCTAGGGCCGCGTGAATTGAAGACGATGCTCGCCTTCAAGCGGCGTGACACCAAAGACCTGCTTCCAGCCGATTGCTTTACCAGTGACGGCCACTGCATGGATCTGGAGGTTGCTCACCCTCGTCATGGTCGTCCGTTCCGCCCTGAGATGATTAGCGTATTAGACGTTGCCACCCGCGTCTGTGTCGGGTGGAGCGTAGCCTTGGCCGAATCCTCATTCGGAGTAGCCGATGCTTTGCGTTGTTCCATCGAACGCGGCTCCATTCCGGCCATCTTCTATGTGGATAACGGATGCGGCTACAAGAACGCATATATGGACAACGCCGCCACCGGAATCATGGACCGACTTGGTATCACCAAGATGCACTCCATCGCCTACAATTCTCAAGCTCGTGGTATTATCGAACTATTCAACAAGACTTGTTGGATCAGGGCCGCAAAAGAGCTTTCTACCTACGTTGGTTCTGACATGGATCAACAAGCCCGTCAGGCTATTTTTAAGCGCACCAGAAGCGACATCAAACTCAAGGGCAAATCTGACGTGATGATGTCCTGGGAAGACTTCATGAAGTGGGCTGAAGACCACGTTACAAAGTACAACAACCGCCAACACTCTTCCCTTCCCAAGGTCCGCGATCCGCAAACCGGAAAGCAGCGTCACATGACTCCGGCGGAATGCTGGGACAAACACATGGCCAATGGCGTTGAATTGACTTGGGCAGAGTCAGCAGAGCTTGCAGATTGCTTCCGTCCTTATGTGATCCGCAAAGTCAGCCGGTGCGAAATCAAGCTCTTTGGCGGCATCTATTTCAATAAGGCTCTCACGCTCCACCACGAGCAAGAAGTCCAGGTTGGTTACGACATCCACGATTCCTCGAAGGTGTACGTCCGCGACCTGGAAGGCCGTTTGATCTGCACGGCGGAACTCGACGCCAACAAGACCGACTACATCCCGAAAGCTCGCCTGGAAGAAGCGCGAGAAAAACGTGCTCTCGGACGCATTAAGCGCCTTGAGACGCATCGTAACGAGGTGCTTGAGGAACTGGAGGGCAAACAAGTGAAGGTCATCGAGGCCGAGCCTCTGACCGAGCGCCAGAAAGTTGTCCAAGCCGAGACGGTCCAAGCCCTTGAGCAAGCTCCTGCCGAGAACGTGATCAAGCTGCCCAAGCGGACAACCAAGCAGGGACGTTTTGAAGAGGCTCTGGAGCTGATGGCAGCCATTGAAAACAAGGAATTTGTAGCCCCTGAGGATGCTCAGTGGCTTGGAGGATACCAGACAACACCTGAGTACAAAGCTCAGATGAGAATTTACGAAGATTTCAAGGGCAAAGGCTTTGGAATCGGCGGGAATTAACAAGGAGGAAATGCAGTGACTAAGGGATTGAACGGCACTATCGCACCTCTTAAAAATGTGGCTCTGTTTACCGAGCTGGTGGAACGCGTCATGGAACGCCCGGCCCACCTTCCCGGCATGGCGACCTTCCACGGGTTCAGCGGCTACGGCAAGACATTTTCAGCCACCTACGCCGCAAATCTGTATAAAGCCCGGTACGTAGAGGTCGGCTCAAGCTGGACTAAAAAACGCTTTTGCGAAGCGCTGCTGGCCGAGATCGGCATCACTCCGAAAGGCCGCACCATTGCCGATATGGTTGACGCAATCATTGAGGCTTTAGCGCTCGACGACAAACCGCTGATTATCGATGAATTCGACTACGTGGCCGAGAAAGGCATGGTCGAGCTGGTTCGCGAGATTCACGATAAGACGGGCGCGGCCATCATTCTCATCGGCGAGGAACTGCTCCCGGCCAAACTGGAACGGTGGGAACGTTTCCACAACCGCATCCTGGACTGGCAAGCTGCCGCTCCTGCCGACTATGACGATGTTGTCCACCTTGCTCGTCTTTACTGCAACGATATTGGCATCGAGGACAAGCTCCTCCGCAAGATCGGTGAGGCGTCCCAGGGCCGGGTCCGGCGCATCTGCGTCAATATTGAGCGCGTCCGCGAACAGGCCATCGCCACCGGGCAGCTCTCCATCGACCTGAAGGACTTCGATGGCGAGTTGTTCACTGGCCGTCCGCCCAGGGGGAGGCTGTAATGGCTCGTCAACCGGCACACAAAGCCGCTCCCGGCTACAAAGAGTTTTGGCGCATCATGGTGCTTGAATTCGGCGTACACCAAATCTTCACCATCAAAGACATCTGGCTGAAGGTTGCGCGGGCAAACCATGGTACCAAAAGCACGATTCGCGACTACCTGAACCGCTTGGCCAAGGGCGGCTATGTGGAAAAGATCGAGGCCGAAGGTGAACGCGTGGTGGGCCGGGCCGTTACTTTCCGGCTGCTAAAGAGTGGTCTGGAAGCTCCCCGTCTTCGCAAGGACGGCACCGAAGTGACCATGGGTAGAAATCGCGAGCAGATGTGGCGCACCATGAAGATGGGAGACACTTTCAGCGCCGCTGATCTCGCCATCAACGCCTCCACCGCTGATGTCTTCATTAAAGAACCTGACGCCAAGGATTACATCAAGCACCTCCACAGGGCTGGCTATCTGGCCTTGGTCAAAAAGGCCAAGCCGGGATGCAATCAGGCTCGGTACCGTTTGATTCCGAGCCGGAACACCGGCCCACAGCCGCCTCAGATTCAGCGCATTAAACAGGTCTTTGATCCCAATTTAAACAAGGTTGTTTGGCAGGAGGGCAACAATGACTAGCGTTGCCATGAGTACCGCCAAGACCGCGTGGAACGGCCTGATGCCTGAATGGCTGATTGTTCTGGCTACGAAGTGCGACTCCACGAGTCAGGCCAAGACCGCCAAGCGAATCGGGTTCAGCCCTGCCGTCGTGAGCTTGGTCCTCAAAAACAAGTACTGCGGCAACCTCAACAACGTCGAAAAGGCCGTCCGTTTAGCCTTTATGCCCGGCACTGTGGTTTGCCCGATATTGGGCGAGATCAGCGAAGCCGATTGTGTACGGCATCAATCTCAACCTTTTGCAGCAACCAGCAGCATGAGTGTCAGGCTCTACAAGGCTTGCCGCCAATGCGAGCACAACGAAACCCAGGAGGATTAGACATGGCTAGTGAAACCGCACGTACCAACAAAGACCAGGGCTGGACTCCCAAGGGACCGATCAGCGGCAAGATGATGAATTGCACCGCACGGCTGCGGACCTTGGCTGACAGTTTGCCCTTCAAGGAACGCGAGGAAGCCAACTCGATCGCTAGCGCTATTGCTGCCGAAGCCAATCGTGTCGACAGCCTGGAACTCGCCACCGTCAACTAGGAGACATCATGAAAACCAACGAGAACACCATCCCTTCGGGATACATGGAAAATGCCAAGGGCGACCTCGTCGCTGAAGGCAACATCAAGGACGTCGACAAGCTCAGAGATGAGCTGGTCAAGGAGCTGGTGCTCAAGGCCAAGATGTACAGGGGCGGCATCGCCGATTTCAAAGGCACCGCCATGGGCGACATTGAGGCTTTCATCGAAACCAGCGCCGAGAAGTATGACACCAAGCTCGGCGGCAAGAAAGGAAATGTGACTCTCCTCAGCTTCGATGGCCGCTACAAGGTCGTCCGTCAGATCACTGAACACCTCACCTTTGACGAGCGCCTTCAGGCTGCCAAGGCTCTGATCGACGAATGCCTCCGAGAGTGGACCGAGGATGGACGGGATGAGGTCAAGACCATCATCAACGATGCCTTCCACGTAGACCAGGAAGGCAAGATCAACGTGGGCCGCATCCTCGGCCTTCGACGCCTGGATATCTTCGATGAACGCTGGGGCAGGGCCATGAAGGCCATTAGCGACAGCCTCCAGGTCGTCGGCTCCAAGCCTTACGTCCGGTTTTATGAACGGGACGAAGGCGGCAAATACAACCCCATTCCGCTCGACATCGCGGCACTGTAGGAGGCCCCATGGAAAGGACAATCCCCATATCCCGTCTCCACGCGTCCGAGACTCAGACTCTCAGGCTGTTGGCGCTGATCAAAGACATGGTGACTGTACTGCGCACGGCTGCTTCCGACGGCGTGTCTGATCTGTTGGATCGTGCCGTCGCAGTTGAGGCAGGGGTTCGGACGGACCTGCCGAACTCCATATTGCTGCGTGAAACATTGGAACAGGCCGAGGCTTATTTTTCCCGGCTGCGTGGCGATGACGATCCGATGGTCCAGCAGATTCGGGCCACGTTGGCCCACGCGTAAACCTGTAACCGACGAGGAGAACTCATGAACAAAGGCGAACTGATCAAAGCTGTTGTGAAGAACAAACCTGAACGCATTACTGCCGGAGATGTTGAACAGATGGTGAACGCCACCCTGGAAGAGATCAAGAACGCTCTGGCCAAGGGTAAGGATGTCAAGATCACCGGCTTCGGCAGCTTCAAGGTTAAGGAACGTAAAGCTCGTACTGGCCGCAATCCGCGCACCGGCGCTGAGGTCGCAATCCCGGCAAAGAAGGTGGTCAAATTTAAGCCCGGCAAAGAACTCGCCGAGTCTGTTGAATAAGCGAAACTGCCCCAGCCAGGGGCAGTCGTCGAGGCGTGGCGGTCTCGGCCTGATGAGCAGCCAGCAAGGAGAAAATATGAGTATATCTGCTGAACAATGGGACAAAGTTGCCAAAGACTTGGAGCGCCTTTGCGCCCCTGTCAAATTTCAACTTGGCGACATGACCATTACCTATACTCTGGAACGAGCGTCCGTCTTTTCCAACGTTATCACGACATTCGTTAATGACGAATTCAAAGGGGCTTGGGGTTCCAAAAGGAAGAGCTTCCCGGAGCAGCAATTCCTCAACACCAAGTGGTCTTATGTCTATGACGCCAAGTCTCGCAAGAGGGCCAAGAGGATGAGCAAGAAACTTCGCAGAGAGCTTGGAATTGATCCCGATAAAAAGGCCGAATTTTACACACCGCTTTGGACCTCAATCACCTCTTTAATCCGTCATTTAAAGACGATCGACGGATTAACAATCGTGGAGGAGAACTAGGCATGCCCAGCCTGAAAGCGCCCCTTAGAATCCCTGCCACCAAGGGGAAAAACGCATGGCCTTTACTTTGCGTTTTTCCCGGCGACCACCGGGAAACATGGTGCAACTATGGAGGAAATAAGAACAATTTCCGCCTACAAATCGGCAACGCATTTTACCGGCGTCCCAATGAACGCCGTTCCTTCCTGAGCGCCGCCGAAGTCGGGCGTGTCCTGGGTGAGCGTATCGCCACAGCCTTCGGCGTGGACTTTGGTGAGACTCCAGGCGGGACGGCCCAGGTAAACCTTTATCTGCCAAGAGGAGCGAAGGTTTGGTACCGCGAGCGAGGCAAGCTGCCAGAGGGCGAAAGGATCTCCGCACCTCCCTTCCTGAAGGACGGCAAATGGGTTGTCATTCTCACTTACTCCAAAAAGCTCGTGCCGGTGACGTCTGTGAAACCTCGGACGGTGCCAATGGCGGAAGCAAGCATTGAACCGGAATGCGAGGGACTTGACTAATGGAAATAGCAATATCAATTCGTCAGCCTTGGGCGGCTCTGATCGTGCTTGGTTTCAAAGATATTGAAAATCGTACTTGGAAACCTCCGGCACGATACCTCGGAGAGACAGTCCTCATTCACGCCGGTGTGCGGCCTGATCAAGATGCTCTTGAGTTCCCCCGGCAGTCAGTCAAAGAGGCCGCTACCCGGCTGGCCGCACACTGTGGCGTCCTACAAAATTTCAAACACATGGCCTATCACTTCCCTGACGCTTTTAAAATGGGCGGGATAGTGGGGAGCGCCATCATCCATAGCGCCCGACTGAATGGCAGCATTTCGTTGTGGGCCTCCCAACAACCGGGCACATGGCATTGGCATCTTGTGGCCGGATCAACATGTCCTTTCATCCCGTGTAGAGGGCAACTCGGATTTTTCAAGACTATCGTTTCTGAACAAGTCCCTTCCCGGCCCCCTCGGGTTCGGCAGGGATCGCTTTTGGATTAATCTTTTATCTGCAATCTGGAGGAATGATGACAGTTAATTTTGATGTTCCCGAATCGGATATGGAACTGATTTTTCAGATCGTAGATCGTGGTGAAAAACTTATGGAGGCTCACTCCCTGCCGGATCGTGACAAAACGGATATGCTTATGGACTTGGTGGCCTGTCACGCAAACGGGACACCTTTGCGGCTGGAACAAATGTTGAATGCGGACGACGTTAATTTTGCTCACGATTTTTTTGGCATTCAGGGACACATTGACCGGGAAACCGCACAAATGGCGAATTGCTTCTTGCCGCGCTTTGCTGACACCTCGGCAATGGTGTGATCCTAGGAAACACAACATGTCTGACCACTACCGATGCAAGCAATGCGGGGCTTCGTTGATCTACGATCACTGCGATTGCAAATACAAATTCGGGAAACCGACGGAGAGAGACAATGGCAAGACAGAAAAAGTACAATCCGAATTGGAGACGAAGTCTGCTGGCGAAAATTCACATGGGTCGAAAACAACTCGGCATGGATGACGATGATTATCGCTTCATGCTGGCTGACCGATATGACGTCGATAGTGCTGGCGCTTTGAGCATGAACCAACTCGACGATCTCAAAAAACACATGGAAAACTTGGGCGCATCTTTTACCAAAGCCAAGCCATCCGGGAAACCCTACGTCCGCAAAATCTACGCGCTGTGGGGCGAGTTGCAGACTATGGGCGTCATCAAGCAATCCGGCAAGGAGCCGTGCATTGCATGGGTACAACGCCAGACCAAAGGGGATACTCCTGATGGCAAAGGCGTCCAAAGCCCGGAATGGCTGACCCGCGAACAGGCCATGTACTTGATTGAAGCCCTGAAGGATTGGATTGCTCGGGAAATTCAGGAACAGGAGGCCGAGTAACGTGAGCAATGAGCACTGGCCCAAAGGTCTGCGCGAGATCGCCTTGGTGATCGGCGATGAGGCCGCGCTCATTCTCGCCGGTGAGATCGGCGGCGTGTCTTTCTATGTGCCGGAAAAGGCCAGAGAGAAGCACTGGCTCGTCAATCTGATCGGCCTCGACGTTATGAGTAAACTGTGCGCTGTCTATGGCCGAGACTATTTGACCGTCCCGCAAGGTGCGTTTCTGAATGACAAGAAGGGACAGATCAAAAGGTTATGGCAATCCGGCGAGTATTCCAAGCGCCAGATCGCGATTCAGACCAAGTCGACAGAGCGATATGTCCGCCTCGTGATTAATGGACACGGCGGCCCAAGGCAGGGAACCTTGCCACTGGAATGACCCATCTTGACAAGAACGGTGGATCACGACACCCTAAATAACCACTTCACAATAACGCCCCGGTTCTCCGGGGCTTTTTTTATGTCAACCGGAAGCCTTCCGGGTGATGATTCCCTTCGTTCCTCCGTTATCCAATAGTCCTACCGATTGTCCCTCGGTCACTGTAGGAGGCGGGCCGTCCCGCCCAAAAAAGCGGTTCGTCTCCTCACCTTGGGACGCAACACCAGGAGGGGCAATGCCATCATTCGGTAAAACATCGCGTCGACGTCTCAAAACCTGTCACCCCGATCTTCAACGCGTCTTTAAACGCGTCGTTAAAGAGCACGACTGCACGGTCATCTGTGGCCGTCGCGGGCGCAAGGCTCAAGATCTGGCCTATGCCAACGGCAATTCCAAGGTCCAGTGGCCGAACAGCCGACACAACGCCGAAGCCCCGGAGCTGTCCGAGGCCATCGACGTCGGGCCGTATGTCTCCGGCAAGGGCATCATATGGGATGCGCGATCCTGCGCCTTTTTTGCTGGCAAGGTCATGGAAGTGGCCAAGGAGGAAGGCGTCGACCTCAGGTGGGGCGGCGATTGGGACGGCGACAACGATCTGACGGATCAGAAATTTAACGACCTCGTTCATTTTGAGCTGGTCAAAAAATAGGAGGCATCGTGAACGGTTCCAAAAACTTCCTCGCGAGCAAGACCTATCAGGGCATCATTGTCATGATTCTGGTCAAAATCATGGCTGCCGTGCTGCCCAAGCTCGGCGTCGAGCTGCCGGACACCGATCTGACTTACATGGCCGAGCAGCTCATCTTCGCCGCTGGCGCTGTGTGGGCCGCTGTCGGACGCGCCACCGCCAAGAAGGACGTCGCCTTGGGCAAAGGCTCCGTGGCGTTGGCCCTGCTGTTGTGCGTGGGCACGACCACCGGCTGCGCGATCAAACAGGTGGCGCAACATCCGGCGCACGAACAGGCCCGTTTCTATGCCGCTGAGCTTGGCCGGACTTACATTGATCTCCACAACGGCTATCTGGAGGCATGGCCGAGCCTGACTTCCGAACAGCAAGTGTGGGCTGGTGAGCACCTGAAGCCGGTGATGAACAAGGCCAAGATCGCCATCGACATGGCCATCGGTGCAGCCAAAACCTGGAGCATCGCCGCCGAGAAGTGCGAGGCTATTGATGTCGAGGCCAGAGCCGACGACAACGGCACTCAGAGCGACAGCGCCCAGCTCGCCGCCTTGGAATCCGATTTGGCCAAGTGCGAGGCCGCTCGCATCGACTATGAAGCCCTGGCCAAAGAAGCCATGGACCTCCTCGACTCGGCCCAACGTCTTTATCAGGCATGTCAGGACACCCCGAAAACCCTTATTGAGCAGGAGATTTGATCATGGCTGAACAGTCTTTTTTCGCCGACCCTGAAACTCAGGAAGCGCTACTCGACATGGCCACAACGGTGGCCGGAGACCTCGGCGTCGCCTCGACTATCACTATCCCCGCTGCCGTTGTGGTCAAGCTGTTGCTCCGCATGGCTGACGCCGGAGTCGAGATCCCCAGCAACCTCGATCTGACTGCCCTCCAGGAAGAGCTTCGCTCCCTGGGAGAGCTGCCCGGTTAGGAGGTAGGTGTGGACGCTTTTTTCAGAGCCTACTACCCCTACATCATTTTTGCCCTCAATGGCGTGGCCCTTCTGGTGGGCCTCGCCATTACGGGCAAACTGATGACCAGAAAAGATTGTGACGAGTGCCGCAAGTCTTGTTCCGAGACGAATGAAGAACGGACCAAGGAACTGGCCGCTCTTGAACAGCGCGTGGCGCGGAACGAAGACAAGCTCGATGAACTCCCCACGGACAAGGACGTCCATGGTCTAACCCTTGCCATGGCGAAAGTGGCGGGCGAGGTCAGTGAGCTTTCCAAGGAGATGGGTGGGAAATGGGACGTTCTGGCCGAGAGGATTGAGGGCGTCAAGGAATCGCAACGAGCAACCAAGGAATTAACCAACAGACTGGACAATTTCCTAAGAAACCAGAAGGCATAAGATGAACGCCGCATATATCAAACACATCACCGAGAGCTTCCGTCTATGCGTCCTCCGGGTTCTGCTCGAACTGCCCGGCCACTCCGCCAACGAATCCGTCATCGAGAAAATCACGAGTCGGAGCTTCGGCTTTGACGCGGACCGTGACCGACTGCGGACTCAGCTGGAATGGTTGGCCAGCAATGGGTTGATCGAATTGTCCGGCGAGTGCGAGGAGTGCGTGGTGGCCAAGCTGACCAGGGACGGCGCGAAAGTGGCCAAGGGACAAATGAAAGCATCCGGCGTCGACACGCCGTCTTTGTAGGGGGATTTATGTGGGAATCTCTGAAACCAATACTTGTTTTCGTGCTTGTCATTCATCTTTTCGTTTTTGCCGGATTTGGTTTTTGGAAGGTCTTTTTCCGGGACGTTCCTTGCCCGTTCTGGTGGGCTATCTTTTTCGGCAGCGCATTTGTTGCTGGCATGGCTACAGCCATGAAAGGAGCTTGATGTGGCACGAGGTAAGCCGTCGCGCATTGATCTTCTGGATGAAGACCTGAGGGTGGCCATCAATAGTGCCTTGCGCGAAGGCGTCACTCAGACGGCCATTCTGGAGCGTTTCAACGTGGTCCTGGAAGAGCGCGGCGAGGAGCCGCTCTCTCGCTCCGGCCTGAGCCGATATGCAACGCGTGTCGGAAAGATGGATGAGCGGATGAAACTGGCTCGCGAGTATGCGGATCGGTTGACCAGCAGCCTCGGCGAAGCCGCTCAAAAGACGGACCTGGGCCGCGCCTCATCCGAGATGCTCAAGACTTTGGTCTTTGACAAGATGCTTGATGCTGAAGGCGACGAAGGTGATATCGACTTTGATCTGGGCGACCTCAAGTCTCTTTCTCTGACGCTGAAGAATATAGCTTTGGCCAGCAACCTTGATCTGGATCGCGAGCTGAAGATCAAAACGGAAGCTCGCAAGCAAGCTCTTGAAGATGCTGCCAACGCGGTCGAGGAGGCGGCTGTCGAAAAAGGGTTGGATGAAGAGCAAGCTCGCTTTTGGCGTGAAAAGGTTCTGGGGGTTCGCTGATGAGCCTGATGCCTCCTGTCGCAGATGTGAAGCGTCTCGTCGCTGCCGAGGAGTTCCCGGCCAGTGTCCGCGAGATCAGAGCCGACCTCGATCCACGCCTGGAAGGTGTGCTCATGGAACACCAGTCCGATTGGATCAAGCTCTGTGCTGGCGAAGATCTGACGGCTGCGGAAAAGGGACGTCGAACCGGTATTACCTTTGCCACGGCCCTGGACGTGTCCATCACCGCCGCCTCGCAAAAGAGCGCGGGCGGTGACAACGTCTATTACATCGGCGACACCAAGGAAAAAGGCTTGGAGTTCATCGGCTACTGCGCACACATGGCCAAGGTCATGGCAGCCGGTGCCGATGAAATGAGCCATTCCGGCGTCGAGATGGTCCTCTTTGAGGACTACGACAAGGTCAAGGATCAGACTCGCTACATCACCGCCTACCGCATCCGCTTCGCTACCGGCTTCCAGATCATGGCGCTGTCCAGTCGCCCGGAGAACATCCGTGGTCTCCAGGGAATCGTCATTATCGATGAGGCGGCATTCCACAACAACGTTCAGGCCGTCATCGATGCCGCTCTCGCTCTCCTGATCTGGGGTGGTAAGATTCGGATCATATCCACCCACAACGGCACCCAGAATGCGTTTAATCAGCTCATTAAAGACGCACGAGCTGGCGAGAATGCGTTTAAAGTTTTCTACTGCGATTTCGACATGGCCGTGGAGAATGGTCTCTATGAGCGCCGCTGCTTTATGCAGGGCAAAGAGGCGACGGCTGAAGGCAAAGAAGAGTGGTATAAGAAAGTGCGTGGTGCCTATGGCTCTAACAAAGCCGCCATGCGCGAGGAATTGGACTGCATTCCCCGCGACGGCTCCGGCGTGGCCATCCCCACTGTGCTCATCGAGCGAGCCATGCGCGAGGAGCGCCCGGTCCTTCGCCTGTCCTTCAACAAGGAGTGGGCGCTCAAGTCCAAAGAGTACCGCAAGAGCTTTGTCGAAGACTGGATTGAGCTGCATGTCCAGCCGCTCCTGGAAAAGTTGGACACCTCTATCGAGCACTCCTTCGGATCGGATTACGCCCGCCATCGCGACTTCGCTCAGTTCGTGCCTATCGCCGTTCCGAACAACCTTTGCCGTTATGTCCCGTTCGTCATTGAAATGCACAATGTGCCGACTCGACAGCAGAGACAAGTCATCTGCCATTGCATTGAACGCTTGCCGCGCTTCCGGGCTGGCGCAATGGACGCAAGCGGCAACGGTGAAACCATTGCTGAATACACTGCCGAAGATTTTGGCCATGATCGCATCCTCCAGGTTAAGCTGAACGATGCTTGGTACAAGGCCAACATGCGGACCTTTCAAGATGCTTTTGTGGACGATACCTTCGACCTCCCCAAAGACGGCAATCTCCGAAATGACCTCCGCGCTCTGGAGGTAATCGACGGCATTATCAAGCTTCCCAAGCTCACCAAGAAAGACCTGAAGGAGCCTGAGAAGAAACGCCACGGCGACTTCGCCATCGCTTTGGCCCTGGGATACATTGCCACGTTGCACGACGTCGCTCCGTGCGAGTTCCTAGTCGGTGGACAGCATCGCGATCTCGGCATGTTCAGACCGGATCATAGCAGCGGCACGGACGTCACATCGATTTTAGAAACCGGAATCGACTGGAGTGGATTCAATGACTGATACCGAAAAAACACCGCAGGCTGAATTAATTGAATATGCCGCCGCAGGAGGTCTCAATGACCTTGAAGTTTATGTTGGCGAGATCGTGCCGAATAAGGACCGGGTGCTACAATCCCTAGGCGGCGATCTCGATGAATATGAAAAGCTCCTTCGGGAC